ACCCTCGGCAACGCCGACGCCCTGCTCATCCTGCACTACGCCACCGGAGGGCACCGATGAAAAGGACCGCACCGGAACGCATGATTACTGACGGAGACGGTGGCTATCACATGACCAAGAACGATGTCGGCCAAGCATTCAAGGCAGCCAGGAATTACAGATTCAAGAACGACACCTCGGTATGGAGAAGGAACAAGAAGAAAGGATCCAAATGACCCGTTTCCTCCTCGGCTTCTCGATTGGCTGTTTGGTCGGCAGCTTTGTTTCTACCGCTATCGAATTGGCATCGTACCGGATGAAGGTCCGGCAACTGGTGCAGGAGCGGATGGAGCTGGAAGCTGTGATGACTGGACATGCTGAGTGGCTGGAGGGGGCCGACGGAAAGCCGGTGTTTTCGTGGAGGGAAAAATGCAGATGAAAACGGTGATGGCATTCCTGCTCGGAGTCTTGGTCGGGGCCTACGCAGCCGGCCAAGTCTGGCAGGAGGAAGCGGTTGAACGTGGATTCGCAGAGAACAAAAACAATCAATTCAAATGGAAAGGAACGAAATGACAAAAGAACAAGCAGCAGTAGACACACGGGACCTCGACTATCAGATCGGGGCGATGCAGGCATTCAAGGCCCGCAGGCAGATCGAATGCCGGTTCCGAGACACGGGCGGAGATGTGTGGAAATTGGTGGTCGATCCAAAATGGAACTGGGACCTTGTCGAATACCGCATAAAACCCACCGCAAAGCTCCGCGCGTGGACTGAGGACGATGTGCCGCTGGGGGCGTGGATGAGGGTTAAGGATTCAAACTGTGGACGTCGGAGAGTTTTGATTTGTGGAACTTACGATGAATTAACCAGATCGACTTGGTTATCTACCAGCGAACACAGCACCGACGGCGGCAAAACCTGGCTCCCGTGTGGGGTCGTGGAGGAGGCGAAATGAGCAACCATCTTGGTAACGCCAACAAAATGGTCAGCGATACGCCGAGGACGGATGCTGCGTACTTCAAACCTCACGCCACGATGTACGATCTGGCAGGTGAGATGAAGCGGGTTGAGCGTGAACTCAACGCTGCCAACGAGCGCATCAAGCGGCTGGAGGATTGCGCTGAAACCGCATGGGGAATTATCGCAAATGTAGATAGTGGAAGCTGGCAGGAACAACGAGCCGATTGGCGTGAAGCGGCGACTCGTTGGCGTGACGAACGGTTCCACCCTGAGTTGTCAGAGTGCAAAGCAAAGGAGGCCAAGCCGTGAGTGATACACCGAGGACAGAAGCCGGTCAGTTAGAACGCGAACTCAACGCAGCGAACGACCGCATCAAGCGGCTGCGCGATGGAATCGCCAAGCACAACCAAACAATAGAGCAAGCCTGCGGCAAGGTGCTTGGCTACCCGTGGTTCAAGGACGACCAGAAGAACTTCCCCGGCGCGACCGAGAAGGACGGTGTGTGCGTTGGTGAACACGTCGCCGAAACCATTGTGTCCGAACTGGCGAAGAGGCACACGGAGGTGTTGGCTAGGATCAAGCGGTTGGAGGAACTTGGAAACAAACTACGCGAGTGCGCGAGCCAGCTTGGTTGGACATCAAGTGAAGACCCTCGTTGGATTGAGCGAGCAGAAGCTGCTGTCAAAGCATGGGACAAGGAGTCCAAACCATGAGCAAATACATGAATCCAATAAAAGCAGTCAGCATCAATTTCGACAACGAGCCATTGCTCACAATCCATTGCGATGGCCGAGTGACGACTAGCGACAGACTCAAGCCTACCGAGACTGCCGTGCTTGCGCTGGATCAGATCAAGACCCAATGGATGAAGGATGCGCAGGCTACGAAGATCAGGGAGCTTCAGGATCAGATCGAACGTCTTGAAGACTGGAAGGAATCAGCCTTGGCGGTTGAACGCGAATGGAACGCGAACGCCATAGCGACAATGCTTGGCGGCAAGTTGGGCGAGTCCCAGCGTGAGGTTATTCAGCGTGAGGTTCCTAAGCTACTGGAACGCATCAAGCTGCTGGAGGAGGTGACTCAAGAAAGGGACAAGGAATGGTTCCAAGTTATTGAAAGCATTCTGGGATTTCATCCTGTTTCAATGACGGAGGCTTTGCGTATTGGAATTGAACGTATCAAAAAACAGAAGCAGCGCATCCAGCGGCTGGTGGAAGCAGGGGATGCTCTCAAAGCATCCGGCTATTTCGGTGGATTCGGTGATGCGGTCAACAAATGGATAAAGGTGAGGGAGGACAAGCCGTGAGCGACAAACACACGATGCCATCTCACCTCTACAGGCTGGAGAAGGATGTGATGGAACTGAAAGCCTGCAACGAGTACCTGCGGCAGAAGCTCGGGAAGCTCGACGCCCGCATCCGGCACCTGATCCGGCTGGGGCTGGAAACCACAAGGCCGGAGGCTCTGGACCAATGGCAGGAGGAGGAGGAATTGTGAGCATGTCCGTTGCCTTCGTCTACAAACACACAACCACAGGAGAAGTCGTCGTGGTGGACATCGACCGCGCACGGGAACTCGATGCAGCCAGACCGTACTGGAAGCACGTTTCAACGGTCGATCCAATCGTCATCCTACAACTCATCGTCAAATCCAACGGCCAGAAGCGGGCCAAGATCATCAGGGAACTCTCAGAGCAACCATGAAACTCAACGAACTACCACTCGATCACCCATCCAGAAACACCCCCATCAAAGACCTCGACGTCCTCATCGTCTGCGCCCACACAGGCTCAAAACGAAACCCTCGCACCTGGAAAATCAAGAACAACACCTACAACGAACTCAACTCGTCATGGCAGAACAACTTCTACTTCGTACTCCAAGAACCGACGCCTACGTCGAGTCCTGGCTCAAAGACCGAATAGCCCTCTGGCCAGACTTCGCACGACAACTAGAACGTGAACTCAACGCTCAAATCCATCGGACTCACCAAGGACCAGATCGCCAAGATGCTCGGAACCCAAGTGATGCCAGACCCCCCGAAACCAAAACCACACATCTACCCAGGTCGCAAGATCGACCCGGCAATCACCAAGGCAATCCTCAATGACAAATCAGGGAGAACCGTCCGTGAACTCGCAAAGAAACACGACGTTTCAGTCTACTACGTCTGGTCACTCAAAAACAAACAACGAAACAAGTAATCAATGGAAAGAACTCTGTCACGAATTGGCCAACTGCTTGGGATGTGGATGCCAAAAGGAATCCGGCCTGTGCGTCCAATGCCACAAAGCCAACAAACGGTATCGAGCAATACTCACACCACTACAATGAAACTGGAATACGCAATCGAAAGGGTCTCGGAACTCCGAGCCAAAGGACTCACCCTCCAAGCCATCGGCCAACAACTCGGAGTCTCACGCCAACGCATCCATCAGGTCGCAAAAGCCGATGAAAGACGCAAACAACTCCAAGCCATGTGGAACTACGGCATGAGCCCACGCAACCAACGAATCACCGCAAGCCTCAAACTCACCTCAAAGGACGAACTGATCAACGCCATCAACCAAAAGATCATCACACCCAACATGGTCCCCAACTTCGGACTCAAATCCTATCACGACCTCTGCGCGTGGGCCAACATCACCCCACCAACCGACCTCACCTACCCGCGACGCTGCCCACATTGCAATGAAACAATCATCCACCCATGACCTCGTGAACGCGCTGAACATCATCTCAGCCGAAATCAATTCACCCGATGGAGTCCCCAACGCCGTCTGCGCCGAGGCAGCCCAACGCCTCATTCACCTGGTCTCTCTCACAGTCCGCCTCTCAGAACACATCCTCAGCAACCCTGTCCATCACCCGAAATGCAACGCCCACAACGGCAACTACTGTAACTGCGTACTGTCGGAGATCAGCTCCATACAAATCAAACCATGAAGACCCCACGACACCTTCAACCATGGTACAGTACCCGCCTCCGTGACGCACGCAAACCAGAACCCATGACCGAGGCCGAACGCCTCGCAGCCTCCGAGGAAAACCGACGCATCCTCGCCAACTCAGCCGAGATCGTCGCCGCAGGAATCAGACGAGGCTGGATCTCACACGCGGTCCGTAAGCAACCTATCCCGACATGGATTCCATCGAATACACCAACCGATCAAACCCCTCCGTCGTCGTTCATCTGATTGGCCAAGCACAGTTCCGACTCGGAGAGATGAAGTCGCCAGTCGTCATCTACAGACGCGGAGACAACATCTACGTCCGGCTCGCCTCAGAGTTCCACACAAAGTTCCAGCAACGAAATGAACCCACTCCAACGCGCAGCAGCATGGCTCAGTAAAGTACCACCAGCAGTCAGCGGCCAGAACGGCCACTCAACCACCTACACCGCAGCCGTGGGCCTCGTCCACGGCTTCGGCCTGTCCGAGGGGGACGCTCTCAGCCTCCTCTCGGACTGGAACCGCTCCTGCCAGCCACCCTGGAGCGACCGCGAACTCATCCACAAGATCCGCGACGCCGCCTCCAAACCCCACGACAAACCAGCCGGCCACCTACTCCATGCATCCGGTAGCCCTCAACACACAGACCTCACACGAGTCGTGTTCAAGCGACCAACAACCACACCCAATCCCACAGACTCACAGTTCAAACGATTCCTCGAAGCCGCCTTCGCTCCCACCGAGGTCGTCTGCATCTGCGAACAAGTCGAGGACGGCAAACCAAACACCAGCGGATCCTTCCTTCCAGTAGAGGAATGGATCAAACGCTTCGATACCCCAGACTCCATCCTCCTCCGAAAGGACCGCCTCGATGGCGTCTTCGTCCGCATCAACCCATTCAAGCCAAACCTCTACAGCGGCAGCGACAACGACGTAGCCGCCTATCGCCACGTCCTCGTCGAGTTCGATGAACTCCCCAAGCCCGAACAGGAACAACGCCTCCGATCCTCCGGCCTACCCATCAGCGTCCTCATCGATTCCGGCGGCAAAAGCATCCACGCATGGGTCCGCGTAGACGCATCCTCCCGCAAGGAATGGGACGCCCGCCGCGACGAAATCTACAAGGCCCTCGCCGGCGTCGATCCAAAGAACAAAAACCCATCCCGCTTCTCACGCCTCCCCGGCGCATGGCGCGGCGAATCCCAACAGAAACTGTTGGCCACCAACCTGGGCGCAGACTCATGGGAAGATTGGCTCACCAACCGCGAGAGCGAGGAAGACCAAGCCACCATCGTCTCAGTCCGAGACCTCATCTACTTCGACCCTGCCAACGATCCAGACAACCTCATCGGCAACCGCTGGCTCACCCGAGGATCCTCCATGATCGTGTCCGGCGGCACCGGCATCGGGAAATCCTCCCTGATGATGCAGATCGTCATCCGCTGGGCTCTCGGCCTCGACTTCTTCGGCATCACCCCAGTCCGACCACTCAAGATCGGCGTCGTCCAAGCAGAGAACGACAAGGGCGACCTCGCAGAAGCGTTCCAAGGGGTCGCCAAAGGGCTTTCAACGACCACCGAGGACATGAAGCGGTTACAGGCTCAGCTTGAGTTCCGCACCGAATCCGTCCGCACCGGCGACTCCTTCCTCGCCTACGCCCGCCGCTTCATCCATCGCTCCAAACTCGATGTCATCGTAGCCGATCCACTCTTCTCCTACTTCGGCGGCGACCTCAGCGACCAAGGCGAGGTCAGCGTGTTCCTACGCAACAAACTCCAGCCCATCCTTCACGAGACCAAGGTCGTCTGGATCTGGATGCACCATATCAGCAAACCCCAACGCAAGGACGGCGAACCACTCACCACCATGGAACTGGCCCACGCAGGATTCGGATCCTCCGAACTCGCCAACTGGGCACGAGAGATCGCCGTACTCCATGAAGTAGGCCAGTCCAAGCCCAGACGCTTCCAGCTAGCATTCTGCAAGCGCGGATCACGACTCCCAGCCACATCCATCAACCTCCAACACGCAGCCTCAGGCATCAAATGGGAACAATGGAACCCCATGGTCATGACCGGCGCACAACTCAAAGAGAAGAAACCGTATGCCAATAAGCCGAAGCGGAGGGACATGATATGACATACAGAGATAGGTTCGGATCAATGCCCAAGCTCAAGCATGATAAGAACCCACAGCAGAGCGAAGTGATCAATCACATAGCGGGAGCGATGCAATGTGATACAGAGCGGGCCAGTCGTGTGTTCAATGAACTCCGCAAGCGCGGGATCATTGTATTCGATCGCATCGACCGGGCATGGCACGGAGCCGACAACCGCACCATCCGGTACACCGACTCCGAACGCATCGAGAGGCTGGAGATACGGCTCGAAACCCTGGAGACCAAGCACCGCCGCCTGCTCGCCGCCTACCGGGCCCACATCCAACTAGGGGGGTCTCCTTAGGGGGGGTCTCAGGGGCCAATGGGGCACCCCTAATTGGACACTTCCTCCCCCCTAGGGCAACACCCACTATCCCCTCTTAATAGGGGAGTGTCGCCCCCCCCATTCCTTGGGCTACCCTGCCCAAGGGGGGGGCGACACAGTAAACTATCCCAATTGCGAATCGCTTGGTCGCTCTTTCTCCCCTATTTGGAAGTCATCAATTCCGCCGCGAGTGATTTGTGGGGGTGGGGTTGGGAAGCGGGAATGCCCCGCGCTGGAGCTAGGAGGGGTCAAGGAGCGCGTTTGATTGGAGGTTGGTGTGGAGACAGCGGATGAGGGGTGTCGGGTGATTGGAAACGAAAAGCCCCCGGATGGGGTTCCGGGGGTGGGATTCGGGGGAGCGGGAGGGATGGATGGGAGCGGGAGCGGGGGCCGGGAGCGGCGGGGTATCAGACAC